ATGAGCAAGGTGGAGCGCGGCATTCGAGGCGAGCTGTACCGTTCGCTGGTCCTGCTCGGGGCGGACCCCATGCTCCTCGCGAGCGCCGCGTCCTGGGCGAGCGGCGCGGACGACGAAGAGGTGCTCGCCGGCGTGCGCAACTGGAACGAGGCGAAGCTGCTGGAAATGAAGGAATGGCTGCCGACGATGACGGGCCAGCAGTTCGAGGCGGTGCAGGAGCAGATCCGGCAGTACGAAGAAGCGCGCGCGGCGCTGCGGCAAGCCGCCTAGAGATTCCCCCTTGCCCCTGCCTGCTGCTTCGCGCTTGCGCGGCTCTGGTGGGTGCTACAGGGATCGAACCTGTGGCCCCTTCCGTGTGAAAGCAGATTCAGGGGCTATTCCCGTTTCCTAGCATTTCCATGAATTCGGCATTCTCATAGGGGAACAGGGATTTACCCCCGCCTGCCTTCGCTTGCGTTTCCCCCCGTGTAGTTGGATACTTCGTTGGATACCTCGCTCTGCCGTGCGGGCATCGCGGTATCCAACTCGGGGAGGCCGGCATGGCATACGAGATCGAAAAGGTAAGCTGGCGCAAGCGGGCGAAACCCCGCCGCGCGCCGTACTGGAAGCTCTACACGGCCGGCCGATACATCGGCTGGCGCAAGATGACTCGGGAAGGCCCCGGCGCCTGGCTCGCCCGGGTATGGGATGCGGAGGCGCAGAAGTACCCGCAGAAGCCGCTCGGCGACTTCGCCGACAAGGCCGAGGAGGAGCGATACGATGCAGCGCTCGCCGAGGCGGTGGGGTGGTTCGAGCACCTGAGCATGGGCGGCTCCACGGCGCCGCTGACGGCTAAGGCAGCCTGCGAAGCCTACGTCGATAAGCTGCGCACCGAGAGCGGCGACACTGCGGCCGATGATGCCGCTGGCCGGCTGCGGCGCCTCGTGTACGACGATCCGCTCGCCAAGGTGCAGCTTTCCAAGCTCACCGCGCGGCACCTTGCAGACTGGAAAAAGCGCGTGCTGGCCGTCGGCGGCGCGCGCAGTTCCTACAACCGCAATTCAACGTCGCTACGGGCTGCCCTGAACCTCGCCCTTGCACGCCGCGACGTGGCGAGCGACCACGCATGGGCCGAGGAGCTCAAGCCGCTTGAGGGCGCCACAGCGCGCCGCACGCTGTACCTCGATCGTGGGAAGCGTCGGCTGCTGGTGGAGAAGGCCTCCGACGAAGCGCGGCCGTTGTTCCGGACGTTGAACATGCTGCCGATGCGCCCGGGCGAAGTGGCCGCGCTGCGCGTGGAGTACCTGAAGGCCAGTCAGCGATCGCTCGAGATCACCGGCAAGACCGAGCCGCGCATCATCCCGCTGACGACCGAGGCGCTCGCGCACTTCAAGGCCTGCGCCAAGGGCAAGCTGCCGGCGGCGTGGCTGGTCGCCCGCGCTGACGGATCGCAGTGGAAAAAAGAAGCGTGGCGCGATGAGATCAAGGCCGCGGCACGCAAGGCGAAGCTGCCGCGGGCGACTGTCGCGTACACGTTGCGGCATAGCGTGATCACGGATCTCGTGACCGGAGGCCTCGACATTTTCACCGTGGCGAAAATCGCCGGCACCAGCGTTGTGATGATCGAAAAACATTACGGCCACCTTCAGCGCGAGCACGCGCGCAGCGCGCTCGAGAAGCTGGCGCTCGGATGAAGCGGAATCGCAAGCCCCCGGACCCGCGCGGGCGCTCCATGCGCGAGCGAATCCTGCAGGCCGACCTATCCGATGCGCAAAGCCTGCTCTGGCGCGTCGCCGATGCGCTTAGGTCCGGGAGGATGCCAGCCGCAGAGGACGCCGAGGCGCATGCCCGCGCGCTGAACGCGATTCTCGACGGCGACGATCCGCGGCGCGCTCTCGGCCTCGCTGGTCGCAAGGGACAGGGTCGCCGGGAGAGAACCTCGGCCGAAGTCGATAGCATCGAGCTTCAGCCCACGATGCAGGTCGAGCTGCTGCGACGCGAAGGCATAAGCCGCGAAGAGGCAGTCGAGCGCGTCGCGGACTCTGCACACATACCCCTTGACACGTTGACCCGGTACCACAAGAAACATCGGAAGGCCGCGCTATTCATTATCGACTCGATGGTGCGCGCGGTCTTGCGCGCCGAAGCAAAGCGCCGGCAGTAGTAGTTCCTTCCCTCCACGGGGTCAATAAATAGGTTGTTTGTTGACCCTTCCGCTTGCCTGATGTAGCGCCTACCGTTCGCCTCACATCATGAGAGGCGATATGCAAATCACGGAGAAGGTCATCGAGCTCGAGCCGCTGGCGGTGCGCAGAGGCACGGCGGCGAAAATGTTGGACTGCTCGCCGACGACGATTCATAAGCTGATGAAGGCCGGCAAGCTGCGCACCGTCAAGGTCGGCGCCGACGACCGCATCCTGATCGACAGCATCAGAGCGCTCGTCGCCTCAGCGTGAGCGCACAGCGCGCGGCTCGCGCGCCGGCAGAGTCCTTCGGGACACGCGGCGGCGAGGCAGCGCAGAGCAGCACCACCTCCAGAAATAAAACGCGGCCCGGGCTGGGAGAGCAGGGGCCGCGTGAATTGCTGCGAAGCGACGGACAAGATCGCCGACGTCAAGTCTACGCGCGTCCGCGCATTCGTTGCAACTATCAACTATTGCTCTCCCCGTCTGCCCCGCGTGAGGCGTGGACCTGCATGGGTTGCCGGGCAATGAACACAGCGCACATCGGCGCGTAAACCGATTACCAGGCGAGCCGCGTGTTGCAGCACAAAGGCGGCCGGGTGCAACTCCCGAACAACGTCCTGGCGGCTGGCGGAACCTCACGGCCGGGGGCTGTCGGAGACGTGCGCGTCCCGAGCAGCACGGTGAGGGTGCGAGGACTCGAGCCTCGCGGTGGAACGCCCAATCCCTTCCTTACTCCCGCTTGGGGGTAGGGGGGCGATTGGGTGGATGAGGGTGCAGGGAGAAGGATTTGGAGATGCTGATGCTCACCGAAACTACCCGCGGGCGCGCGCCGAGCGAACGATTGACCGTCTACCGGCTGATGGACGATCGGCAGCTCGAGGCCGCGGTCGCCGAGCTCGAGGTGAAGCTCGCGCAGCTCGGCTTCGCATGCGGGCCGGTACCGCGTGCCGTGCAGGAGGCGTACACCGATGCGCTCGACCAGGCGCGCGCCGAGCTCCAGCGGAGGGCGACGGTATGAACCTTCCCCCCGACGTGCGCACCCGGCTCGCGCTGGACTTCGCCGCACGTGCGTCCGATCTCGGCGTTCCGACGCTGCGGGCGATTGCGATGGCCGCCGCGCGGTACGACGTGGCCGCCGAGGATCTGCTCGACGAGTGGCTGCGCAGGTTGCTGGCGAAGGTGGTCGCCGATCAGGCGATCGAGAAGGCGAGAGCATGACTGCCGGCGTCGCGCCAATGTTCCAGCGCGGCGAGCGCTGCGGCGTTACTCGGCGAGTGGCCGCGCGCGCAGCCGGCGAAACCCCGAGAGCCCGCGGCGCCAATCCTTTCCGGCGCGCGGCGGGCATCACAACGCGCGTTGAGGGCGACTGATGGGCAAGGCGCAAGCCTGGCAGCGCAAGCGCGGCGATGACGTGCGCGGCCCGCTCGCTGTGGCGCAGGCGATGCTCGCCGGCATCTTGGAAGAGCTGCCGAAGTGCTGCCTGTTGCATAGGCGGCTCGCGCTGCAGGCGCCGGCTCGCACCCTCGCGCTGCTCGAGCGGTTGCGCATCGTGCGCGACGAACTGGCGAAGCTCGACCTGCTCGCCGACGAAATCAGAGAGCAGCAACGCATCCTCGCGGGCGCACGACGCGCCTACACGAAACGACGAAAGGATCACCAATGAGCGAACCGAAACCGATGCAAAACCCCGACCCTATGTACGGCCCGCTGCACGCGATGCTCGAGGCCGCGAAAGCCCTGCTGCTTGTCGGCGCCCACGCCTACGCGGAGCAGCTTCCGCAGGACGCGCACGCCTGGGCCGTGATGCTGGCCGCCGGCCGCGTCGCGCCGTCCCTGCGCATCGAGATGGCGATGGAGGGCCCGCGAGTGCAGCTCGGCTATGTCGAGTCGAGCGGCGCGTTTCATCCGTTCTGGTCTTCGGACGCGCTGCGCGAGCTCGACGCCGGCAAGCTGAACTGATGCGCGCTGTGCTGGAGCGCATTGCCTTCGCTATGCGTTCGCATTGCCTGCGCATCGTGTTCGGTATGAACGCCACGCCCCGCGGCGTGACTGCCCGCGCGATCGAGCACGCGCTGCACGTCGACGGCATCGAGCTATCCCGCGGCGCGCGCAAGGCGCTCACCGCGCGCGTGCTGCAGGCGCTCGAGCAGATCGGATACCGCTTCGGATGAGCGGCCTGTACGACTACCGCTGGCAGCAGGCGAGCAAGAGATTCCTGCGCGCGCACCCGCTGTGCCAGTGCCCGATGTGCAAGGAAGGCATGCTCAAGGTCACGCCGTCCGAGGTAGTCCATCACCGTGAACCGCACCGCGGCGACTACGAGCTTTTCTGGAACACGGACAATTGGGAGGCGTGGGCGAAGGCATGTCACGACTCCATCGCGCAGCAGCAAGAGAAGAGCGGGCGCTTCCGCGGCTGCGATGCGAGCGGCCGACCGCTTGACCCTGCGCACCCATGGAACACGAAGCGATGAGCCGCGTTTGCAATTTGCCAGCATTGACCGTCCTAGACCGACCAGGAACCTTTGCACACGCGGGCGCGAATAGATTTTCGGAGGAACGCAATGGCGATCCGCGGCGCTAGCCCCAAGCCGACCCTGCTGCGCCTCGTGGAGGGCAACCGCGGCAGGCGGCCGATCCCGCGCGGCGAGCCGATGCCCGAGGGCGCGCCGGTAAAGCCGAAGTGGCTCAAGGGGCGCGCGGCGGCACTGTGGGACGAAGTGCTCGCCTTCGCGTTCTGGCTCACCGTGGCCGACAGCTACAAGCTCGCGGCGTGGTGCGATCGGCAGCGCGATTTCGAGCGCCATCGCAAGACGTGGACGGCAGCCGATCGCCGCGAGCACCGCTCGGCTGGCTCCGAGCTCGGGCTCGACCCTTCATCGCGTGCGCGCATGGGCACCAAGGATGCGAAGAAAAAAGACGCCGCGGAAAAGTATTTCGACTGACCGGGCGAGCGCCTACGCGCGCGTTGTAGTCGCCGGCCGCAGTGTCGCCGGGCCGCTCGTGCGGGCGGCATGCGCTCGGCATCTCCGCGACCTCGAGCACGGGCCGAAGCGCGGCCTGCATTGGGACCGAGAGGCGGCACGCCGCGCTATCCAGTTCTTCCCCGATGTGCTGCGCTTACCGGACGGCGAGCGGGCCGGCGAGCCCTTCACCCTCGAGCCCTGGCAGGCTTTCGTCGTCGGCAGCATCTTCGGCTGGCGCCGCGGCAAAGGCGGGCCGAGGCGCTTTCGCACCGCCTACGTGGAGACCGGCAAGGGCAGCGGCAAGAGCCCGATGGGCGGCGGCGTGGGCCTCTACATGCTCACCGCGGACGGCGAGCAGGCGGCTGAATGCTATGCGGCGGCCGTCACGCGCGACCAGGCGAAGATCCCCTTCAGGGACGCCGTGCGCATGGTGGACGCATCGCCCGCGCTGTCGGAGCGGCTGCAGAAGTCCGGCGACCGCGAGGTGCACAACCTCGCCCACCTGAAGAGCGGCAGCTTCTTCCGGCCGATCTCATCGGAAGGCCGAGGCCTCGACGGCAAGCGCGTTCACTTCGCGCTCATCGATGAAGTCCACGAGCACCCGACCGACGTAGTAGTCGAGAAGATCACGGCGGGCGTGAAGGGGCGCCGGCAGCCGCTCGTGCTGGAGATCACGAACAGCGGCGTCGACCGCACCACGATTTGCTACCAGCACCACGAGTATTCCGAGCGCGTGGTGCAAGGGCAGGTCCAGGACGATGAGTGGTTCGCCTACGTCTGCGCGCTCGACGAGGGCGAGGATCCGCTCGAGTCGGAAGCCTGCTGGCCGAAGGCGAATCCTTCCCTGGGCGTCACCATCAAGCTCGAGTACCTGCGCAAGCAAGTGCGCGAGGCGAAGGGCATGCCGGCGAAGCAATCCATCGTGCGCCGGCTCAATTTCTGCCAGTGGGTCGACGCCGCGAATCCCGCGATCGACGGCGAGCTGTGGCGGGCCTGCGAGGCGGACTTCGACGAGGCGGATCTCGCCGGCCTTGAAGTAGTCGGCGCGCTCGACCTTTCGGGCACGCGCGATTTGACGGCGCTTGCGAGGGTCTACGAGCCCGACGCCGAGGGGATCGTGCATGCCGTGGTCGAGTTCTGGACGCCGAAGGACACGCTGCTCGAGCGCTCCAGGCGGGACCGCGTACCCTATGACGAGTGGGTGCGCATCGGCGACGTGACCGCGACGCCTGGCCGCGCAATCGACTATGCGTTCGTGGCGCAGCGGCTCGCCGAGCTGCAGACGGAAACCGGCCTGCGGCGCGTCGCCTTCGATCAGTACCGCATCAAGTACCTGGAGGCGGATCTCGCCGACGCCAGCGTCGAGCTGGAGCTCGTGCCGCACGGGCAGGGGTTTTACAAGGCCGCGGAGTCGAATCTCTGGATGCCGCGCTCGGTCGAGCTGCTCGAGGATCTGATCGGCAAGGGAAAGCTGCGCGTGAAGAAAAACGCGGCGCTCACCTACGCCGCGGCTTCCGCCGTCCACCGCACCGACGAGAAGGCCAATCGCATCTACGACAAGCGCCGCGCTACCGGGCGCATCGACGGCATGGTCGCGCTCGCGATGGCGATAGGAGCGAGCGGGCCGAAGGCCGCGCCTGACGAGCCGATGGTGACGGTCCTGACTGCGTAGAAGCAAGTTTTTCCAGACCGCCTACGCTATCCGGCAACGTTCAACCTCATGAGGGCGTAGATGAACCTTCGGGCATTGCAGGAACGGCGCGCGGCGATCGTCGCCGAAATGCGCGGCATCACCGAAAAGCCGGGCGGCACCGGCGGCGACTTGAGCGCCGAGCAGTCGGCGCAATTCGACAAGCTCAAGACCGAGCTGGAAGGCCTCGAGCAGCGCATCGCGCGGCAGACGTTCCTGGACGAAGCCGAGCGCCGCATGCAGGGCCAGCGCATCGCGGGCACCGGCGACGACCGCCTCGACGAGCAGCTGCGCGACTTCAGCCTGCGCAAGGCGATTTGCTTGCAGGTCCCGGACCTCGCGGCGCAGGTCGACTGCGGGCGCGAGCGCGAGCTTTCCGCCGAGCTTGCCAAGCGTGCCGGCCGCCCGATGCAGGGCGTCGTCGCACCGCTTGCAGTGTTCCAGATGCCGCTCGAGCGCCGCACGTTGACCGGCGGCGGCGGCTCGCCCGATTCGGGCGGTATCAACCTTGTCGGCACCGATCTCCGCGGCGATCTCTTCGTCGACGCGTTGCGCGCGCGGATGATCACGCGCCGGCTTGGGGCGCGCGTGATCTCGGGCTTGCAAGGCAACCTCGACGTGCCGAAGCAAGCGAGCGCCGCGGCGGCGACGTGGATTGCCGATGACAGCGGGCTTTCGAGCGGCGATCCCACGTTCCAGAAAATCTCGTTCTCGCCGAAGCATTGCGGCTGCCTGACCGAGTACAGCCGGGCGATGTTGCTGCAAAGCTCGCCCGACATCGAGCAGCTCCTCCGCGCGGACTTCGCGAAGGTGCTCGCGAATGCGCTCGACATCGCCGCGATCAACGGCGCCGGCGCGAACGATCCGACCGGCATTCTCAACACTTCGGGCATCGGCTCGGTCGCCGGGCCTGTCACCTGGGCGGCGATTCTCTCGATGATCGAAACGCTCGAAGAAGCGAACGCGAATGCCGACGCCGCCGGCTGGGCGATGACCGCCGGCATGAAAAGGCTGCTGCGCTCGACGGCGAAAGTCGCCTCGACCGATAGCGTCATGTGCATGGAGTCGCCGCGCGAGCTGGCCGGCTATAGGGCCGAGACCTCGAGCAACGTTCCGAGCACGCTCGGCAGCCCGGCCGAATCCGACGCGCTGATTTTCGCCGACTGGAGCGATCTGTTCATCGCGATCTGGGACGAGCTGTCGATTTTGGCGAATCCCTATGCCACAGGTCCATATTCTCGTGGGGGGATCCAGGTTCGCGGCCTCATGAGCGTGGATCTCGCGCCGCGGCACGCCGAGTCCTTCGTCGCGATGACCAACGTATCGCCGGGTTGATCCTGTGAAGCTTGAGCAGCGCGCGATCCTCGAGCTGCGCGCGAAGGATCGGCGGCTCGAGGGCTACGCGGCGAAGTTCAACACCGAGGCGCGCGTCGGCGACTTTATCGAGCTGATCGCGGGCGGCGCATTCGCGGCGAGCCTGAAGTCCGGCCGCGACGTGCTCGCGATGGTGGACCATGACCCCTCGAAAGTTCTGGCGCGCACGAAAAGCGGCCATCTCAAGCTCGCGGAAGATTCGGCAGGCCTTGCGTTCGAGCTACAGGTCCCCGACACGACGGCGGGCCGCGATGCGCTCGCGTTGGCTGAGCGCGGCGACCTTGGCGGCATGAGCTTCGGGTTTTTGCCCGCCAAGGGCGGCGAGCAGTGGGATGGCAACCGGCGCACCCTCACCGCGATCGACTTGTACGAGATCAGCGTCGTCAACGGTTGGCCGGCCTACGAAGGAACGACCGTCAACGCGCGCTCGCGGGCGCCGCGGCTCGCCCTGGCGCGCCGCTACTTGGAGACGTGCCGATGAGCTGGCTTCGCCGGCTGGAGTCGCGGAAAACACCCGCAACGGTTGCGGCTGATTCCGTCGAGCAGCGCGCCCGCGAAGTGAGCTGGGATGCGCTCAAGGGCGGCGTCGACATCGGCACGACGTCCTACGTCAACCCGCGCATGGCCGAGAACTTGAGCACCGTGCTTGCCTGCGTCGGCGCGATCTCGAGCGCGATGGCATCGCTCCCTGCGTTCGTGTACCGCCGGCTCGAGCGCGGCCGCGAGATCGACGAGCGGCACCCCATCGCCCGGCTCATCGCCTACGGGCCGAATCAGCATCAGACCTGGAGCGATTGGGTCGAGTGGGTCATGGCCTCGGTGCTGCTGCGCGGGAACGCCCTGGCCGAGATCATCGCCGACAGCCGCGGCGCCGTGACCGAGCTGCGCCCGATCCCGTGGGAGCACGTCAACGTGGTGCTGCTGCCGAGCGGGCGGCTCGCCTACGACATCACCGAAACGGTGAACCTGTACGGCGGCACGAGCCGGCCGCGGCGGCTGCTGCAGGATGAAGTCTTTCACCTGCGCGACCGCAGCGACGACGGCCTCGTCGGCAAGAGCCGATTGACGCGCGCGGCGGCCGTGGTGTCGACCAGCTACAGTCAGCAGACCTTCGCCGACAGCATGTTCAAGAACGGCGTGACGCCGAGCGGCGCGATCGAGGTCGAGCAGAAGCTCACCGCCGAGCAACGCGAGGTGCTGCGCGAAAACTTCCGGCAGATGCACGCCGGCCCGAGCAACGCAGCAAAGGCGCTGCTTCTGGAAGGCGGCGCGAAATGGTCGAAGCTGAGCCTAAGCTTAGAGGACGCCGAGTTCCTTGCGTCGCGGCGGTTCACGGTCGAAGAGTTGGCGCGCCTGTTCGGCTGCCCGCCGCCGATCATCGGCGACCTGACGCACGGCACGTTCACGAACACCGAAACGATGGTCCGGTTCTTCGCCACGAACACGCTCACGCCGTGGGTTCGGAAGGTGGAAAGCGAATTCGGGCGCAGCGTGTTCAGCGAGGCAGCCCGGACCACCCATAAGCTCGAGCTCGACCTGTCGGGCTTGCTGCGCGGCGACCCGGCGCAGCGCTGGGCGGCGTGGAAGATCGCCCGCGAGGCCGACATCCTCACCGCCGACGAGATCCGCGAGGAAGAGGGCTTCAACCCGCGCGGCGAGCGCGCCGCCGCTTAGTGGGCCGCCGTTTCGCGAAGCGGCTCCTGAGAAGTTAGAACGACCGTCACGGCCTGGACAAAAACGCCCTTCTCGAAGGCGTCGCTCTGGACGAACCTGTGGTAGATGGTTTTTACGAAGGCCGACGGCTGCTGCAACGCGCCGAGTTCGACCTTATCGCCGACCCGCGGCAGGAAATGGCAGCGCGCCACAAATTCTAGGTCGCGTTGCTCATTGCCCTGCGGGTCTAGGTACACGAACTTCACTTGATGCCCGGCCAGCAGGGACGACTCGATTTCCCGGTTGAGCATGGCCCTGCGCCCCCTTCGTCGTGTTGGACAGGCCAATGCTACGCGCCTCGCTGGGCGCGCTGCACGCTACGCCGCACGGCCGGGCTCTCGGACCTCCCCGGCGCTGCGCGCGTCCTGCGAGGCCCGGGCGGCGCTCCGGTCGTTGGGTACTTTCTGGATACCGCGTCCTGCTGGATCTGGCTAAGTGCTTGATTTCTGGTGGGTGCTACAGGGATCGAACCTGTGGCCCCTTCCGTGTGAAGGAAGTGCTCTACCGCTGAGCTAAGCACCCGGCCGCGAAGAGGGTGAATTCTAGCAAAGACGGCCCCGCGGCCGGGAGTGGCGTAGAGTTTCGCGGATGATTTTCCGCCAGCTCTTCGAGCCGCTGTCCTCGACGTTCACCTACCTTCTGGCCGACCCCGCGACGCGCGAGGCGCTGCTCATCGACCCGGTGTTCGAGCAGGCGCGGCGCGACGCCGCGCTCGTCGAGGAGCTGGGGCTGAAGCTCGCCTGGACGGTCGAGACCCATGTACACGCCGACCATGTCACCGGGGCGTGGCTCCACAAGGAGAGGCTCGGCAGCCGCATCGCCGTCCCGGCGGCGAGCGGCGCCGAGGCGGCCGACCGCTACCTCGAGCCGGGAGACACGATCGCCTTCGGCAAGCGCCACATCGAGGCGCGCGCCACGCCGGGCCATACCGGCGGCTGCATGACCTACGTGCTCGACGACCATTCGATGGCGTTCACCGGCGATGCGCTTCTGATCCGCGGATGCGGGCGCACGGATTTCCAGCAGGGCGATCCGCACACGCTTTTCCGCTCGGTGCGCACGCAGATTTTCACGCTGCCCGAAGATTGCACGCTGTACCCCGGGCACGACTACCGCGGCCTCACAGCCACGAGCGTCGGCGAGGAAAAGCTCTACAACCCCCGGCTCGCCGAAGCGATCCTCGAGCAGGACTTCGTCGGCTACATGAAGCACCTCGGCCTGCCGCATCCGAAGCAGATGGACGTCGCGGTGCCGGCGAACCTGGAGTGCGGCAAGCCGCAGAAGCCGCTCACCGGCAATCCAGACTGGGCAGCGCTCGTCTATACCTTCGCCGGCATCTGGGAAGTGCAGCCGCACTGGCTCGAGGAGCACTTGCGCGACGTGCAGGTGCTCGACGTGCGCGAGCCCGACGAATTCAACGGACCGCTCGGGCATGTGCCCGGCGCGCAGCTGATCCCGCTGGGAACGCTTTTGCAGAATCACGAGCCGTTGAAAAAGGACAAGCCGGTCGTTGTGGTCTGTCGCTCGGGGGCGCGCTCGGCGCAGGCGACTGCCGTGCTCGCGAAAGCGGGCTTCGAAAGGGTGGCCAACCTTTCCGGCGGCATGCTGCGCTGGCGCGCGCAGCGCTTCCAGGTCGAGGGCGGCGCCGACTAGCAATTAAAATCAGGGAATCATGAAGGTCAGAACTCGCTTCGCGCCGAGTCCCACCGGCTATCTGCACATCGGCGGCGCCCGCACGGCGCTTTTCTCGTGGGCCTACGCGCGCCGCCACGGCGGCCAGTTCATCCTGCGCATCGAGGACACGGACCTCGAGCGCTCGACGCGGGAATCGGTGCAGGCGATCCTCGACGGCATGCGCTGGCTCGGCATCGATTGGGATGAAGGGCCGTTTTTCCAGATGCAGCGCCTCGCGCGCTACAAGGAAGTCGCCGAGCAGCTCATCGCCGCGGGCCACGCCTACTACGACTACATGTCGCGCGAAGATCTCGAGCTTCTCAGAAAACAACAAATCGAAAAGGGCGAAAAACCGCGCTACGACGGCCGCTGGCGGCCCGAGCGCGCAAAGGCCCTTGGATTGAAAATCCCTGCGGATGCAAAACCCGTCGTGCGCTTCCGCACGCCGGAAACGGGCGAAGCGGGCTGGAACGATCTCGTGAAGGGCCTGATCTCGTTTCCGAATTCCGAGCTCGACGACCTGGTGCTGCTGCGCGCCGACGGCGTTCCGACCTACAACTTCGGCGTGGTGGTGGACGACCTCGACATGGAGATCACCCACGTGATCCGCGGCGACGACCATGTGAACAACACGCCGCGCCAGATCCATATTTTCAAGGCCCTGGGCAAGGAGCTGCCTCACTTCGCGCACGTGCCGATGATTCTCGGCGCCGACGGCGAGCGCCTGTCCAAGCGCCACGGCGCGACCAGCGTCATCGAGTACCGCAACTTGGGCTACCTGCCGGAGGCGCTGATGAATTACCTCGCGCGCCTTGGCTGGTCGCATGGCGATGACGAAGTCTTCGATAAAAAAACTTTCATCCAGTGGTTCGATCTCGCGCACGTGTCGCGCTCTGCGGCGCAGTTCAACCCGGAGAAGCTGGCGTGGATCAACCAGCAGTACATCAAGTCGGCGTCCGACGCGCGCCTCGCCGCGCTGGTCGAGCCGGAGCTGCGCAAGCGCGGCGCCCAGCCCGGCGGCGGCCCTGCGCTTGAAAAAGTAGTTTCTTTGTTGAAAGACCGGGCCAATTCCGTTCCGCAGCTCGCCGACGAGGCGATGCTTTTCTACGAGGTCGACGTCAACCCCGGCACGCCCGACTGGGATGAGCCGGTCGGCGCAGCGCTGCGCATGCTGAAGGCGCGGCTCACCAGCGCAAAATGGGAACGCGCCGCGCTCAGCGAGGCCATCAAGGACGTCGTGAGATCGAGCGGCCTGAAAATGCCGCAGATCGCGATGCCGCTGCGCCGGCTGGTGACCGGCCGCACGCAGACGCCTTCCATCGACGCCGTGCTGGAGCTGCTGGGCCGCGAGACGGTGCTGCAACGCCTGACTGCCCACCTGGATGAGGACTGAATGCCAAGACAATTCGTGACCGCGCTCCTGCTGACCGCCAGCGCCCCGGTGTTCGCCGTGGCCATGCAGCCCGGCGAATGGGAATTCAACTCCACCACCACCTCGCCGCTTTTCGCCACCGCACAGAATTCGGTCTTCAAGTATTGCGTCACCAAGCAGGACGCCGACAACCCCGAGGCCTGGATGGCGCGGCAAAGCGAGAAAGGCGAGTGCAAGCTCACGCCGGGCGAAAGGACCGCCGACTCGATGAAATGGAAGATGTCCTGCCCCAGGACCAACCTGCACGGCAGCGGCGCGGCGCGCCTCACCGGTCCCGCCACCCTGGAAGGCGAGATGAAGCTCGCGGGCAATTTCCAGGGCCACGCGGTGCAGATGAGCACCCGGATGTCCGGAAAGCGCCTCGGCCCCTGCAAAAGCTAGAAGACTGACGCTATAATTCGCCCCTTCGGTTGGGGGTATAGCTCAGCTGGGAGAGCGCTTGCATGGCATGCAAGAGGTCACCGGTTCGATCCCGGTTACCTCCACCAGCCCCGACTTGTAGAACCACACAAGTCCCCATCGTCTAGAGGCCTAGGACATCGCCCTTTCACGGCGGTAACCGGGGTTCGAATCCCCGTGGGGACGCCAGCAAATCAGGGGTGCCTGACCCCACAATCGACCCCACTATCGGGCAGGGCCGTCAGGCTCACCAGAAACGCCCAGGACGCGCGCAGCGCCGGGGTGCTACCGGAGCACCACCTCGAGCGCTTGCGTCGAATGGGCGATCAGCCCGCCGCCGCCGCGCGGGGATTCCAGCCTTCTTCTTCCCGGATCTCGTCCGCGCTGAGGATGTCGGCCTCGCGGGCGATTTTCCAGGCCGCCCACCGCTGCGCCGGATCTCCACGCAGCAGGCCCGACAGGTCGAGCTCCAGGCGGTGCGTCGCGCGGCTCGCGTCGCTGAACACGCTGCGCCCGAATTCGGCTTCCACCTTCCGAACCCAAGGCGTCAGCGTGGCCTGAGCGAACCATCGCACCAGCGTCTCGACGTTGTTGAAGCTGCCGAACTCGAGACTGCCGGCAATCGGTGGCGGTACGTTGAAGAGCCGGCACAACTCCTCGGTCGTGAATCGCCGGCTCGCCAGGAATTCGGCATCCTCGGGGCTGATGCTGATCTGCTTCCACTTGATCCCACCCTCGAGCAGCAGCGCCTTCGCCGCGTTCGTCGGCCCGCTGTGCATCTGGCGGAAGTTTTCGCGCAGGACTTCGCGCTGGTCGGGCGACAGCTTTTGCTCGTACTCCAGCGCGCCCGATGGATTCACGCCGTTCCTGTAGAGCGCGTTCGCGAAGTCCTGCATGCTGATGCCCGCCGTCACCACTGCCGCCGCGCGCTGCAACCTGGAGCGCCCTACAAAGCCGTCGTCGCTTCGATCGCGAAGGTGGAAAACCTCGTCCTGCAGCAGCCGCCGCGGCCGGCCGGTGCCGCCGTACAGGCTGGTGGTCTCGGTGATGTCGTACACCAGGCGCCCGCTGGTCAGCAGTTCCACCCTGACGAACTCCCACGGGATCGGGCGCAGCTCGGTCACCGCGCCGCGGCTGTCGGCGACGATCTCGGCCAGGGCGTTCCCGCGCAACAAGACCGAGGCCAAAACCCACTCGAGCCAGTCGCTCCAAGTCTGGTGAATGTTCGGCCCGTAGGCGATCAGCCGGGCGATCGGGTGGCGTTCGTCGATCTCGCGGCCGCGCTCAAGGCGCCGGTAGACGTACGCGGGCAAGCTCGCCATGGCCGAGCTGATGGCGCCGACGCAGGCGAGCACGGTGCTCAGGTTCTCGGCCATGCGCGGGTTCACGTAGGACGTGCTGCCGATGTCGACGCCGCCGCGCAACGCGTCCCACGAAATTTCTTTCGCGCGCTGCTCGGGTTCGAGCCAGTCGGCGATGCGTCGGATCAGTCCCATCAGCGCACCGTTTCCAAGTACCTGCGCGCCAGCGCGAGCCGCGGCGCCCTCGAGCGCGCGTTGACCGTCGTTCCTTCGTAGGCCGCCCAGCTGCTGACAACGCTTACCTCGAACAAGTCGACGGCGGTCAACGTGCGGCGGTTGCCGTCCCAATGCTCGCCGCCCTTGGCTGGCAAAAATCCGAAGCTCATTCCGCCAAGGTCGTTCCTCTCGGCGAGCGCTAGCACGTCGCTTGCAACCTGCGTGCTCGGAAGGTTGATCTCGAATGCGAGGCCGGTGCTGTCCTCGGCGAGCCGCAGCGTGCCGCTCTTGCTGCGCGCCAGGAGCTTCTCGGGGTTGTGGTCCACGAGCGCCAGCACGTCGCGGCCGGAAGCGAGCGAGGCCGTGAAGGCGCCGGCCTGGATCACCTCGGTAAAGTCGCCGATGCGCGCCTCGACGCCGAAGCGGGCTGCGTGGCCGATGAGCCGCCTGCCCTCGGCGCGAAGCTCGATGGCGACGCGCTGCTCAAGCTTCACCGCGATCAACCCGGCGATACGTTCGTCATCGCGACGAAGGACTCGGCGTGCCGCGGCGCCAGATCGACCGACATCAGGCCTCGAACCTGCACCCCACCGCGAGAGTAGGGACCTGTAGCGAATGGGTTAGCCAGAAGGCTGAATTCGTCCCACGTCGCGATGAGCAAATCGCTCCAGTCGCCAAAAATGAGCGCGTCGCTTTCCGCAGGCGAGCCGAGCGTGCTCGGAACGTTGCTCGAGGTCTCGGCGCGATAGCCCGCCAGCTCGTTCGCGCTCTCCATGAGCATGCGCGAGTCGGTCGAGCTGACGCGCACGGTCGAGCGCAACAGCCTTTTCATGCCGGCCGTCATCGCCCAACCGGCGGCGTCGGCATTCGCGTTCGCTTCCTCGAGCGTTTCGATCATCTCGAGGATCTTCGCCCAGCTCACGGGGCCGGCGACCGAGCCGATGCCGGTGGTGTTCAAGATTCCGGTCGGGTCGTTGCTGCCGGCGCCGTTGATCGAGGCGATGTCCAACGCGCCCGCGAGCACCTTGGCGAAGTCGGACCTGAGCAACGCCTCGACGTCCGGGCTCGATTGCAGCAACATCGCCCTCGAGTACTCGGTCAGGCAGCCGCAGTGCTTCGGGCTGAACGAAATTTTCTGGAACGTCGGATCGCCGCTCGAAAGCCCGCTGTCATCGGCAATCCACGTCGCCGCCGCGGCGCTCGCTTGCTTCGGCACGTCGAGGTTGCCTTGCAAACCCGAGATCACGCGCGCTCCAAGCCGGCGCGTGATCATCCGCGCGCGCAACGCGTCGACGAAGAGATCGCCGCGGAGATTGCTGCCGACAAGGTTGATACCGCCCGAATCGGGCGAGCCGCCGCCGCCGGTGAGCGTGCGGCGCTCAAGCGGCATCTGGAACACGGCGAGCGGTGCAACGACGCCCTGCATCGGGCGGCCGGCGCGCTTGGCAAGCTCGGCGGAAAGCTCGCGTTCTTTGCCGCAATCGACCTGCGCCGCGAGGTCCGGGACCTGCAGGCAGATCGCCTTGCGCAGCGAGAATTCGCGCAGCTGCTCGTCGAGCCGGTCGTCGCCACTGCCGTGGATCTTCTGGCCCTGCGCGCGCCGCTCGGCTTCGTCGATAAACGCCTGCCGCGCGATGCGGGTTTCCAGGCCCTCGAGCTCGGCCTTGAGCGCGTCGAATTTCTGCGCCTGCTCGGCGCTCAAATCGCCGCCGGTGCCGGTCGGCTTGTCGGTGATCTGGCGCATCTCCAGCACGATCGCGGCGCGCCGCTGCTGCAGGTCTCTGAGGCTCACAATTTCCCTCTGTAGGGGTTCACGATGGCGAATAGGCTAGTCCGTCCGCAGAAACTCGTTTTCACGCGGTCAGGACCGAGATCGCCGGCTCCGAGGCCTCGGCCTTGGGCGTGCGCGCGTGCAGGCCGATCGCCATCGCGAGCGCCACCATGCCGTCGACGCGCTCGGTGCTCTTGGCCTTGTCGATCTTCCTGGCGCCGGTCGGGTCGATCTCTACGATGGCGTTCCAGCAGTTCCAGGTCAGAACCGGGTGATCGGCGTGCTTCAGCTTGCGGTCGAGGATCGCCGCCTCGAGCGCGTCGACGCTCGGCCCCATGTCCTTGAAGCCCTGCCCCCAAGCCGTCGGCTCGATGTCGATCCCCTCGTCGCTCAGCAGCTTCTTCAGGTCTTCCAGTCGCCAGCGATCGAAGGCGATGCCCCGCAGGTCGAAGGTCGCGGCGATCTCGGCCAGGCGCCTGATGATCGCCACGCGATCGATCGCCCTGCCGGCGGGCGCCTCTATGTACCCTTCCTTGTGCCACAGGGGATATGGCACGCGATCGCCGCGCTCGCGCTCCTCGAGCCGGTCTCGCGGCACCCAGAAGTAGGGCACCACGGCGCCGCCATCCTCGGCGAAGAACAACACCAGCGCCGTCAGGTCCGTGGTGCTGCCAAGGTCCAGGCCCGCCCAGCACGGCCGCCCGCGCAAGGCCTCGACGTCGATCGCGCCGGCGCAGGCCTTCCACTCGCCCGGCGGGATGAGCCGCGATTCGGCCGAGACGCGCTGGTTGAGGTACAGCAGCCGGAAAGTCGGCTCGCGCGCGGGCATGCGCTGCGCCTGCAGGGCCGCAATGCGCAGTTCCTCGATCGAGCGGAAGTCGCCCAGCGCCGGATTGCAGGCCCCCCAGGTCATCTCGCTCCACGGGTCCGCGTCCTCCGGCGCCGTGAAAATCACCGGGTAGAAGTGCTCATCCTCAAGCACGCTGTCCAGGATCTGCTGCCCGTAGTCGACCAACTCACTCATGATCGAGTGCGGATCGCTGCTCTGCGTACTGATCACGATGCCCAAGGGCTCGGCGCGCGCCGCGGTGCTGGTGCTCAGCACGTCGTACAAGCGGCGGTCGGGCGCCTGCGCCAACTCATCGTAGATCCAACAGCTCGCGCTGAATCCGTGCTTGGTCTTCGCGTCGGACGACAGCGCCGCGTAGGTCGAGCCGGTCTCGATGTCCTCGAAGGACTTGGTGAAGTCGCGCGTGATGATCCGCTTCTCCAGCGCCGGCACCCGCTCGATGATCGCCTTCATCTCCTGGAAGATGAGCGCCGCCTGCGCGCGATCGGCCGCCGCGCTGTAGACCTGCCCCCGCTGCTCGGCCTCGGGGCCGCAGAGGTGCGCGAGCGCGAGCGCCGCCGTCAGCCCGGTCTTCCCGTTCTTCCGCGGCATCGTGATCAAGGCCTGGCGCACCACGCGCCGGCCGCCCTGGTCGGTGCGGTAGATGCCCTTCAGGATGTCGCGCTGCCAGGGCCGCAGCCGGAATTTCGTGCCCGCCAGCAGCCCGGAGGTGATGGGCAGCGATTCGATGAACGCGACCACGCGCTCGAAGCGAGAGGCGCCGCAAACCTTCCACGCTGGAAGATTTGATTTCGACGCCTTGGCTTTCCGCTTCGCCTTGGGCTTTGCCCCTGGTCCTCGGAGTCCCATCAGGATCTAACTCTGCGCATCGGGGCGCGCTCGGTCGCCGGGCCTCAGCTCTGGCAAATGTTTCATCGCTCGCGATTCCACGGATGATTTGGATCGAGCGGCATGCCATCGGTGCGGCATCCTTTGATCTCGTGCTGGCGCCCATGCTTCGCTGCGCTCGTCACGCTCGAATGGCAGGCGTGGCACAAGCTGCGCAGGTTGTCGCGGTCGAACGGCTCGCCGCCATCCTTCAACGGCTTGATGTGGTCCACGTCCACGGCGGGCACCGCGCGGCCGAGGAGCAGGTGCAGCGCACACAACGGGAACTCCCGCAGTTGCAGGGCGCGCACGCGCTGCCAGCGCTGCCGATCGTAGAGCCTGCCCATCAGGTGCGCCGCCGTTGCGCCTCGGCGAGCGCGAGGTCGAGCGACGCCTGGTAGTCGGGCGCCTGCTCTGGCGGTACCTGAGCGAGCGCGGCCCGCAGCGCGTCGATCTGCGCCTGAAGCTGCGCATCGGTGAGCGTGCGGTAAAAATCGTGCTCGTTGCGCAACGCATCACGTTCGGCGGTTACCTCTCCGAGTTGGCGCTCCAGCTCGGCGATACGCTTACGCAGCTGTTGCTTGTCCATCAGTTGAGATTTGACTTGCCGGGCGCGAGGCGCGGATCGGGCACCTCGAAGAACGGATGAAAAACGCCGTCCTGCGCGAGATAGCCGCACTTGAGGCGCGCGCCCTCGGGCGGTAGTTCTATGCGTACCGCGGGCGTCACCTTTCCGGCGACGAGCAGCGCGCCCCAGGCTTGTGCGTCTTGCGGTAGCTGCACCTGGTACTCGCGCGCCGCGGCGAGCAGCAACTCCTGCGCTGCATGCAGCATCGCATGCATCGGCGCGTACAGCGGATCAGGGGTTTGCATCGGGATCGGGTCATTCATTGCGTTACTCCTTTACGTTGACGTTTGTAGGCGCGTCGCGCGCCCGCGAGGATTCGCTGCTGCTCTCTGATGTCGTCCGCGAGCAGGTCGAGCTTCGCCAGTTCGTCGCGCACGATGCGCAGCCGCTCGAGCAGCGCGAGGGTGCGAGCCGGCGCCTGCAGCGCGAGCCGGCGATGCAGCAAGCAGACGCGCGGCAGATCCTCGATGATGCCGCCGATCATCTGCCCAGCAACTGCAAGCGGACCGCGCACGTCATCGCCGCGCTTGCGCTGCCATGCCTGAGCGCGGCCCGCCATCAGGACGCCGCCTTGGTGATCGCATCCTCGGCCGCCGCCTGCGCAATCAATCGGCGGCACCACTCGACGAGCAGCACGTCGGCGTCGATTTCGTACTGCGCTGCTGCCAGCTTGAGCGCCTTCGTCGCGCTGCCGCCGATGCCGATTACACGCTCGGCAAAGGCGAGCGCCAGATCAAGACGCATGCTCTCGGGAACGTTCATGCGCGCCTCCGCGCGATTTCGAGGCGCGCGGCAAGAATCTCTGTCAGCAACTCGTCCCGCACCATGTTGACGGCAGGCCAGCAGGCGTCGTCGAGCGCGTCGAACCGGCGCTCCAGGTCGGCGAGCACGGTCGCGAGCTGCTCGTCGCTCAAGCGGCGCAACGGGGTGCTGGCGGTGGCGGTTGAATTCATCGGCCGGCCGCCGTCCTTCCGGCAATCGAGCGAAGGTGCTGCAGGTTGCGGTGATGCTCCAGGTCCAGCGGATCAACATGCTGGTCCTTCAACGCGAGGAAGCGCCTCGCCGACTCGGGGGTGATCTCCTGCTCGCACGCCAGCGCTATCCAGCCACGACGCAGCGGCCAGCACACGCCGAGGCACTCGACCTGCTTTCGACTCCAGCCGCCGAAAATGCTTTGGCCGTCAAAGATCAGCTCGACGGTGATTTTCATCGCGCGGCGCCCGCGGGTTTTTCCTTCGCTTGCTCGGCCTCGTACCCCTTCACGAATTCAGGATCGGGCACGCCACCGTTGTCTTTCCGCTTGGTGTTCCCTAGAAACGAAGGTGAAGAGCTTTTCCCTCTGGAGGCGCTTTTTTCGTCTTGGTTCTTCTCGTCTTTGCTCTTCTCCAGACTAGGGTAGGTAGCTTGTGGGGTACTTTGTGGGTTAGTGATTGCCGCAAACTTCTTTTCCCGCCGTGCCTTAGCACCAGCTCGGCCGCCGCGAGCTTGCGCAATGCGCCGCTCCATGATTCGCTCCATTTGCCGCACAAGTGCAGGACACACGAGGCGCTTTGAATCGTCGTCGGCGTGCTCGAAAAAGCCGAGTACGCGGGCGGTCATGTTCTCCACCACTTCGGCCTCCGTGAAGCCCAGGGCTCGCGCCATCAACGCCGGGTCGAGCGGGATGGAGTCGTTCAACCAGCAGTAGCACATCATCGACCAGTAAAGTCCGCGCTCGGCTGGAGTCATGAGCTTCACCGCCTCGGCGCCGAGCTCCGCGGCGGCATACTGCTGAAAGGCGGGAGGTCGCTCGACGATGGCGGATTCGCGGTAGGTACGCGCCTTTGCCATCAGCCACCGCCTCGGCTAAGATTCGGTCGCGATCTGATGTACCTCTCAAAGGCCGTTGCGCTTCGCCCGCGCAGCGGCCTTTTTCTTGGGGCGCTCACGCTGCGCGCTCTGCCATCTGGTCGAGCCAGGCGCGCATGTCGCACTGCCTCACGTAGAGCCTGCGCCCCAGCGTGAAAGTCCGCGGGCCGAGGCCCTGCGCGCGCAACTTGTCCACAGTGGACAGGGGCAGGTCCAGGAACAGCGCTACGTCCGCGAGCGGCAGCGCCGGTGCGGCGATCAGGTCACCGAGGCGCCGCGAGCGCTCGGCGTAGTCGGGGATCTCGTCTCTCGTGCTCATCGTCACTCCGTGTATTGAGCCCGGATCAGCCCGGGCGCAGGAGTGACTATCCGCAGGGCGCGGGAGGGATGCTAAGTGTCCCTCCCGACTTTTTTAGGGGAGGAGCTTGCGCAGCTTCTTGCGGATGGCCTCTTTGCCGCCGTGCCCGCGCTCGTGCAGCTTGAGGGCCAGGTCCGCGTTCGACATGCGGGGATTGACGGCGCGGATGGCGAGTGCGGCGAGCAAGAGCTTGGTGTCGCGCTCAGCAGCAGCGCGCTTGCGATCACGAGCGGTCTTGCTCCCGCCCCTTCGCCGCACATTGCTCTGCTTGTTGCGCTCGACCAGCACGCCGGTTACCTGCGCGTCTAGGCGCTCGAGCAGCAGCGTCGCGTAGTCGGATGCCCCCTTGTGATAGCAGCGAAAAATCTCATCGACGCATGCAATGACGTGCTGCGCCAACTTCCAGTCCCTGGAGCCGCGCTTGATTCCGCGAGCCTGCTCGCGAAGATTCCATGCGCGCCCAGGCCCGCTCGCGTTCCACACGGTATGCAGGATTCGATGCGCGCCTTCGGCCGGCGGCTCGAGCATCGGGCGGAGTTTGCTCAT